CTGAATAATTTCAAACTGTTAAATTTCTTCTCTAATAAAATGAATGTTAAAGATGAAATTGCGATGATGGAAGCTCTTTGGATGATTGCTTCATACTATAGTGCCTATGGCTATGGTGAGGGTATTCCAGCTATGTATCCATCATTTCTTAACTTGGGCGGCACTCCGTTGAATGATGCAATCATTGCAATGATGGAAATTGTTCCTAAGTTCAAACGTGACACTGGTGTTCAGAAAGTAAACACGATTTTCCTGACTGATGGCGCTTCGCACCGCACGCCAGGTGTTTACGATTATAGTTTGGATAGTAAAACTGGTGAACACTACAAGATTACTGGAAGCCTTCGCGGCAATATTATTATTACTGATCCCAAAACATTGAAGTCATATGAAGTTGATGGTTATAATATGACTGACGGTTTGCTTCGTATCCTTAAAGATCGTGTTCCTGATATGAACCTGATTGGATTCTTTATTGCGGGTTCTGGTCGCTCCGGCCGGGTTGATAAACGTGTTCTCTATAATTTACAGCGTGACCTTTCTATTGATAAAATCATGGAGCAGGTTCGGTTTATGAACAAGAACAAGTTCCTTGCTATAGAATCTAAGGGTTACGATGAGATGTATGTTCTACCCAGCAAGGGTATGACGGTTGAGAATGATGGTCTGAGCGATGATCTAGTTGGTGCTTCCAAGGCAAAACTCAAGACGGCCTTTGGTAAATCCATGAAGAATAAGGTTGAATCTCGTGTCCTGCTCAATAAATTCGTGAAATTAGTTGCCTAAATGGCCAAAATAGTTCTTGACAAAAACTACACAATATGGTATTGTTAGTTATAGTGAGAAAACAGACAGAAAGAATGATTATGAATCTCTCCCCACGCAAAAAACTCTTCGTTGATACTGCCGCCGAAATGTTCGGTGAAGGTGCTACGATTACGAAATCTATGACAAAGGAAGCTGCTGAGAAAGCGGGTGTTCCGTTTCCAACATGGTTTCGTAAGAGTTATACGGTTGGTTACAATGCGTATAAATTACCTACTGAGGGCGGTACTACTGCTGCTCCTATCACGGCCGCCCCTGCTGGCGCAGAGGCCGCTGTAGTCAATCTGGTTGCAACAAATATGGAAAAACAGAATCTTATTCCCGCCCTGTTTGAAGGGTTTGTTCCTTGGGGTAACTTTTCTCTGATTGAGAAAGTTGTCAAGTCTGGGTTGTTCTACCCAATCTTTGTCACTGGTTTATCTGGCAACGGTAAGACCTTGATGATTGAGCAGGTTTGCTCGAAACTGAATAAGGAACTTATTCGGGTAAACATCACCATCGAAACTGATGAGGATGATTTGCTCGGTGGGTTTCGCCTCGTGAACGGTGAAACCAAGTTTGTTCCCGGTCCAGTGATTGAAGCGATGGAACGTGGTTGCACGTTGCTCCTTGATGAATGTGATCTAGGTTCAAACAAGTTGCTCTGCTTGCAGCCTGTCCTTGAGGGCAAGGGTGTTTATCTCAAGAAGATTAACAAGTGGATCACGCCGAAAGAGGGTTTCAACGTCATGGCCACTGCCAATACCAAGGGTAAGGGTTCTGAAGATGGACGGTTCATTGGAACCAACATTCTCAACGAAGCGTTCCTTGAACGGTTTGCAGTCACGATGGAACAGCCCTATGCTTCGGTTGCTGTCGAACAGAAGATTGTTAAGGGTGCCATGAAAAAGTGTGGTGCGGTTGATGATGAGTTCGCCAAGAACCTTGTAACGTGGGCTGACGTTATTCGCAAGACCTTCTATGATGGCGGTGTTGATGAGGTCATCTCTACTCGCCGTCTAGACCACATTGTGAAAGCATACGCCATCTTTGGTGATAAGATGCAGGCTATCGAACTCTGTGTTGCACGGTTTGATGAGGATACCAAGGTTTCATTCCTTGACCTCTATACAAAGATTGATGCTGGTATTGAAGTCGGTCAGGAAGCTGAAGAATTAGAAAGTGAAGAACTCGCATTCTAAAAAAAATATGTGTAGGGGTTGAAATATGATGTTTAAATCCCTATATATACTAGATGGATGCCATTAAGGGTCCATCGTTTAATCTTGCTTTTAAAAGGAGATAGCAAAATGGTTACAAATATTAAGGCACTAAGTCTATTCGACAATATCAACCAACTAACGCCCTACGCTGTAGGATTTGATCGAGTCTTTGATCAACTTACTACATATGCTACAAATAATGTAACACCAACAGGGTTCCCGCCATATAACATCCGTAAAGGGGGTGACTATACTTATGCCATCGAAATGGCCTTGGCGGGCTTTTCAAAGGATGATATTGAAATCGAAGTAGCAGAAGGTTTGCTTACGGTTCGTTCAGTTAAAAAGAACGATGAAAATGATTCCAACATTTACCGTGGAATCTCATATCGTAAGTTCAATCGGAAATTCACCCTAGCAGATGATATTGTGGTGAACGATGCTTCCCTCGAAAATGGTATGCTCAATATTAAACTTGAGCGTATTGTTCCAGAGGAGAAGAAACCTCGCAAAATTACAATCAAATAATTTTGTAAAATAGTAGCGAAAGGGGTCTTGACTTTTAGGCCCCTTTCGTTTATTATTATATTATAAACATGAAGGAGATATAATGAAAATATTTGAATTTGATAGTCCTGATGCTATGCGTGACGGTGCAGTAGCTCGCCAGGTTGATGGTGACGGTAATCCAGTTAATGAAGACGGTACACCTATCGTTACAGCTGATTCTCTGTTTGGTAATGACAATGTGAGTGAAGAAGAAGCAGAACGTAATGCAAGACTCGCTCGTGAAAATGCAGAGATGCTTGCAGAAGAAGAAGAAAAGATGGTTGAGCAAAATCATGGATTGAAATTTGCCATCCGTCCTATAAAACAATTTTCTATTGGTCGTGTTGAGTTTCCAAAAGATATTATTGAAGAAATCAACAGCCATATCGATGATGTAATTATTCCTGCAAATGAAAGTTATGCAAATGGTTTGGTTGGCCAACTAAAAAATAATGAGAAATCTGCTCAATTGGAATTTCCTCTTGATACCGAAGTTGGCGCTCAATTGAAAACTGTTTTTGAGCAAATTGGTAAAACTTACCTCAAACAAGGTTATAATCGTGATGCTGATACTGATTGTTTTCAGTGTTGGACTAATCATGCTTATGCTGGTGACTATAATCCATATCATGATCATGGAGTACAAACACCAGCCGGACTATCAGGGTTTCTATGGTTGAAAAATCCAGAGTGTATTGAAGACCTTGATGCAAATATTGCCCCTATGAGTAATGCAAGCGGTTCTGTAGATGGTTTTACCCATTTGATATGGGGAAACAATACCAGAAAAGACATGATGAGTTTACATGATGCTTCAGAAGAATATGTAAAACCAGAAGTTGGTGTTATGTTGGTTTTTCCTAACTGGTTAAAACATCAAGTTATGCCCTTTTTTGGCGAAGGTGAAAGGCGTTCTATAGCTATGAATTGGAATGTTACAGATACAGAGCAACAGTTAAGGTCGTTTATGTCTGAACGTGAAGAAAAACAATATGATGAATATCTTGAAGCAAAAAAGGCAAATAATGAGTAAGGTTAGTTACAAATACAATGAAGGTATGACACTTGTTGAACTTCAGAAGTATATTGATTCGACATATGATGAACACTATAGCAAGAACAAGTTTCAAGCTACAGAGTTTATCATTGACGGTGGACATGGTGAAGGTTTCTGTATCGGTAACATCATGAAATACGCACAACGATATGGAAAAAAAGACGGTTATAATAAAAGGGACTTGCTAAAAGTCATCCATTATGGTATTATAGCTTTATACAATCACGATATCATGGAGAATAGTGAAAATGAAACTAAGTAGTCAAACAATAAATGTGTTGAAGAATTTCTCAACCATTAACCAAAACCTTGTAATCAAGGAAGGTAGTAATATTTCTACCATGTCAGCAATGAAGAACATTATTGCTAAAGCAACAGTAGAAGAAACTTTTTCAAAAGAATTTGCAATATATGATCTCAATGAGTTTCTATCTGTAATATCTCTTTTTTCAAATCCAGAGTTAGATTTCAAAGAAAACTTTGTTCTTATAACAGAAGAAGGTTCTTCCAAGTCTTCAACGTATTGGTACTCTGATCCATCTGTTGTTACTACACCAACTAAAGATATTACTATGCCATCAACAGAAGTTACGTTTGATATTTCTAGTGACACTCTATCAGAAATAACAAGAGCTGCATCCGTTATTGGAGCTCCTGATATGGTACTTGAAAATGGAGAACTTAAAGTAACTGATAAGAAGAATACAACTGCAAATGATTTTACACTTAAGCTTGATGTTCCTAAAAGTGAAGTTGATTATAAATTTTGGTTTAAGGTTGAAAATCTAAAATTATTGCCTGGCTCTTATGGTGTTAAAGTTTCTTCAAAAAAGATTAGTGAGTTTAATAATTCTAATGTTGATGTTTCTTACTTTATTGCTCTAGAACCCGAATCTTCTTATGACGCTTAAAGTTAGGAATTTATATTATGGAAAACTTTTTATGGGTCGAGGAATATCGGCCTAAGGATGTAAGCTCGTGCA